CTCAGGTGTTACAAGTCTTTCAAGGGTCTCTGTCACATCACGCCTCATCACCATGCGAACTTCATAGTGACCAAGGAAGTGTGGTGCTTCAGATGTCGGAACCACGCGGCTCTTCTTCACATTGAGCTTAATTCCAAGCTCAGCAAGCACTTTAGCTTGAGCCTCCAGGTCTACTGGTCTATCCACCCCGGCTACGACGTCATCACCTAGGACTAGGTATCTAACCGCCTTGAATTTTAATCGCCGTTGTGAATACTCCACGAGGATGCAGTTTACGATACTATCGATTAACTGCGTGAAGTTACTACCACTAGGAACCCCGTGCCTACGTCCTGAGTAGATGTAGCCATCAGGTGCCAGCATTGGACTGGTATGGAAATAGCGTGTAATCCTCTCCCAATCAGCTTCATCTTGCTCACTCATTTCGAAAGAGTCATGGATGATGTTGAAAGCCATCGATGAGAGCTTGTTTGAAATAGACGTATCAAACTGAGAATAGTCGGTTTCCATAATAAATCTACCTTTCAAACGCATCTCATTAAGGAGTCCACATGTTTCATAGTCATAATGACCGCCTGCATATGGAGTATGATGCTTTAAGATGGCTGGTTGATAGACATAGAAAAATCTACCTTCCAAGAGAGTCATAGAGAATGGGTAGCCATTGACATATCTAGCTCTTTCCTCATTCTTCCCACGATGAAAGAGTACCACAGGTGGTGGTGCGGCATTCGCATGGGCTTGAAGTTTCCGAGCCTCTCGCATTGCACGAGGATAGTCTTCTGCTTTACTCTGAAGAGTTGGCAGGCCTGCATTAGTACTAGCCTGGTAAGGTACCTCCTCAAGTGGAAGCGGTCTAAGACCACTCATTCTGAACATCCGACGAACCTTCTCATACGCCTGTTTTAGAATAACTTTGTCGTACTTTCCCATTACGCCACCGTTTTCTAAATCCTTACATTGCTTGCGTATCATGTCAGGTTCATACTTCGAGCGACCTTCTAGTGTTTCACTGGGTATAGTGATTCCAGCGACTGTTTCTAGAGCATCTCGAATGTCATGTAAGATGACAACCCCACTCTTGCGTACACAAGAGTTGAAAAACTTGTCAACCACCTTATCGTTCATGGGCAGCCATGCCCTTCGCGTGAGGGTGGGAAAGAAGCTCAGAACATCGGAAGATTGGAGTTTCACTAAATCCTCTTTCGTCTTCATCTGGGAACCTCCTTCATGACAAGAAAATTCATTACCTACAGTAGCAAGCTGCACAGTAATCAA